CGTACGAATACAACAAGGCCGAGAACATGCTGACGATGAAAGACACGGGATCGCGCATCATCTTCCGGCCGGTGGACGATTTCGAGCGCCTGCGCGGGACTAACCTAGCCTGGTTTGGGCTGGATGAGTTGACTTATTCCCCAGAGGGCGCCTGGTTACGGCTCGAAGGACGGCTCCGGGACCCACAAGCCAAGATACTGCGCGGCTTCGCTGTGTGGACTCCGAAGGGATACGACTGGGTCTATCAGAAGTTCATTGCGGATCCAGTCGCGGGATACAGCGCGATTGTGGCCAAGCCGCACGAGAACCGGTACCTGCTCGAGAAGGTTCCGGACTTCTACGAACGCCTGAAGAACAGCTACGACGAGACTTTCTATCAACAGGAAGCGCTGGGGCAGTATCTGAGCCAGCAAGGCGGACTTGTATATTGCGCCTTCGACCGTCCGGATCATGTGAAGAGCTTGCGGGTAAACCCGAACTGCCCGCTGATGTGGGCGCTGGATTTCAACGTGGACCCGATGTCTTCGGTAGTGGCGCAAATAGAAGGCCGGACGGTATTCGTTCTGGACGAAATCGCTCTGCGGCACGCCAGCACCCATGAAGCTTGCGAGGAGTTTGAGAAACGGTTTCCGAGCCACAGAAGCGGCGTTGTGATCTATGGCGATGCATCGGGGAACAGCCAGCACTCTACGGGCGCCTCGGATTACCAGATCGTGCGGGAGTATTTCCGGGTGAGCTACGGCGCACCGGTAACTTATAAGGTGCCCAAAGCCAACCCGAGCGTGCGGGAGCGGATCATGCTGACCAACGCCAAAATGCGAACGGCGAGCGGCGAGATCCGGCTACTGGTGGATTCCAGGTGCAAGGAGTTGATTAAGGATTTCGAACAGGTGTCGTACAAAGCGGACAGCAACGCAATCGACAAGGAAAAGGATCGCCGTAGGACCCATCTTTCGGACGCGCTGGGTTACCTGCTGTGGCAGGAATGCAGGCCACAGCCGGCGATCGGCGAACACCAGGAGCGGCTGATTTGAGGACCAGATGGTGAACATCGATCGAGAGCATCCCGAGTATGCTGCCAAGAAGGCGATGTGGAAGAAGTACCGGGATCTTTATGCCGGCGGTGAGCCGATGCGGGAGAACGCCTTCGAGTATCTGATCCGGCGGCACAAGGAGCCCAACGATATCTATGCGGAGCGGTTGAGCCGAGTGTTCTACGAGAACTATATCGGTTCGATTATCGACTGGTACGCTGCGACGCTGATGCGGCGCGAGGCGGGTTTGGTGTTCGACGGCAACGACGACGCGGCGAAGAGCTTCTACAACCTTTTTGCGGAGGATTGCGACCTGAAAGGCACCTCTTTAGCCGAGTTCTTCCGCCAGCGGATTGTGCAAACGCTGGTGCAGGGACGAAGTTATATCGTAGTGGACTTTCCGCGATCATCGGTTTCAATCAGCAACCGCGCGGAAGAGGACGCCGCGGGGCGCTCGCGGGGCTATCTGGTGGATTACTCTCCCGAGGAACTTATTAACTGGAGCTACGACGACCGCGGAGGGCTAGACTGGGCGGTGATCCGGACGTCGTCGCTGCGCAAGTCGCAGGTGACGGAAAGCGACTGGACTCGCGAAACCCGCTGGATCTACTACGACCGCCACAATTACCAGGTCTATCAGCAACTGAAGGATAAAGAACCGCGGCTGGTGGATGAAGGACTGCACGGACTGGCCAGCCAGAACAGGGTACCGATCTTTCCGTTGCGGGTGACCGAAGGACTCTGGCTAATGAACAAGGCGGCCCTTCTGCAACTGGAGCACTTTAACAAGTCTAACGCGCTTTCCTGGGCGCTCACGATGGGTTTATTCGCCTCTCCGGTAATCTACTCGGAACGGGAATGGAACCAAATCGTGGGCGACTCCTATTTTATCCAACTGGCTCCGGGAGACCGATTCGGGTGGACCGAACCGGAAGGCAAGGTTTACCAGATCGCCGCAGACAACTTGATTCAGCTCAAAGACGAGATTTACCGGGTGTGCTATCTGATTTCGCACGCGGCCGGGCCGGACTCATCGAGCCAGCACCAATCGGGCGCCAGCAAGCAGAGGGATTTCAGCATCACACAAGAGGTGCTGCGAGCGTACGGCGGCGCGGTGAAGGAAACGATGAAGCAAGTCCTGCGGGCCATCGCGGTGGCACGCCAGGATAGTATCTCGATCGACGTTTCAGGTTTGGATGAATTCGACATCGCGGATTTCAGCAATGAATTAGACGACGCGCGAAAGCTGCTCACTTTAGGAATCGAATCCGAGACGCTGAAGAAACAGGTCTTCAAGAAACTGGCGTTGAAGTTCTTATCGGACGTGCGGCAGGAGATTAAGACTCAGATTGCGCAGGAGATTGAGGCGCAGAGCTGAACTTCTTTTAGAGCACGGCGTGGGAAAAGAGGAAGTTATGGAAGACACAGACGTACAAGCGATCGTGAAACAAGCAGTTCAGGAGTTTCTCCAAGAGCAGCAGGCCAAGAGCGAACCGGCCTACAAGACCGAGTTGCTGGAGGAACGCAAACGCCGCGAGCAACTGGAACGGCGGCTGAACGAAGTGGAAGAAGAAAGCAAGCGCAGCCGGCAGGCGGCGGAGCAGGCGGAAAAAGGCTCCGCGATACGAGCGGAGCTACAGCGGCTGGGGGTTGCGAAGGTGGACCTGGCATACCGCGCGGTGCATGACGGCGTATTCCGCGCGGAGGACGGCCGGCTGCTGGCGCGCAGCGACGAAGGCGAAGTGCCGCTCAAAGAGTATCTGAGCAACTTCGTGAGTGAGAATCCAGAGTTCCTGCCTGCGAGGATACCCGGCGGATCGGGGATCACCGGCGCGCACAAGGCCCCGCGGGAGAGTACCGAAAGCGTGGACATCGAGGGCATCCGGCCGGGAATGAGTTCCGAACAGATGGAAAAGGTGCGGAAGGAGATTTTGCGCGTCGCTTCGCAGAACCTGCGCGGCATATAGGCACGACAGGCAGGAATGCCTGAATTCAAAGGACAGGCACACGAGCCTGCTCAACTTAGGAGAATGAATGGCGATAATTACATCAGCGAATGTGGCCAGCGCGATTGTGAAGCTGGTGGCGGCAGACGCATTGCCTGCCTTGGTCGGGAACCTAGTGATGGGTAACCTGGTCAACCGCGATTACGAACCGGTTTTGGCACAGGCCGGGGACACCGTGAACATCCCGATTCCCCCGGTGCTGGTAGCCAACAACATCGCCGAAGGCGGACAAGTTCAACCGCAGAACCCTAACCTGGGGAATGCGCAGATTGTACTGAACACACACGCCGAAGCGACTTTCCAGATTCCGGACGTTACCAAAGTGTTGGCGGTTCCGGACTTACTGCAGGTCTACATGCAACCGGCGGTGGTGGCGATCGCCGAGAGCATTGAGACAAGCCTGCTGAACTTGTTTGCCGGGTTTACGGCGAACACACCGGTGGGCACGCCGGGTACACCGCTGGTGGAAGCGGTGATCGATCAGGCAGAGAGCGCCTTGTTCTCGGCCAAGGTTCCGGGGTCGGAACCGAAGTTCCTGGTGGTGGACGCGGCGACATATTCCGCATTGCGGCAGATCGAACGCTTCAGCGAATTCCAGACCGCCGGCGAGGCGGGACTGCGGGCTCTGATCGACGGCGCGGTGGGGAAGATCAAGGACTTCTTCGTGATGCGGTCGCAGTTCGTTGCGTACACCGGCAGTTCGCCCATGACGACCCACAACCTGGCTTTCACTAAGGCCGCGATTGGTCTGGTGATCAGGAGACTGCCGCAGCCGCTATACGGCACCGGCGCAGTGGCGCACTACGCGGAGATGGGGAACTTCGGGATGCGCGTAGTGATGAGCTACCAACCAAATACGTTGGCCCAGCAGTTCACGGTGGACGTGCTTTACGGTTGCGCAGTTATCCGCAACAACTTTGGCGTTCAGGTGAATACCTAGCTGGCACACACGCTAGGATCGACTCAGGCCAACAACAAGAAAGGGGGGTCGGCGCGCCCGACCCCACAAGAGACAACCATGGACTTACAAGTGTATTTCAAGAAGATTCGAGCGATGGAAGAGAACCTAAAAGATCCGTCGGTGGTGTTGGTCAGCCTTGAGACGCCCGATGGAGGACGGCAAGGAGTACGCACCGAGGTTCCGCGGCGCATCGCGGCGAGGATGATCGTGGAGGGCGGCGCGCGGCTGGCGACGGCTGAGGAAGCGCGCGAGTTCCAAGAGCAGAAGGCGGAGGCGAAGCGGCAAGCCGATCAGCTCGCGGCGGCGTCGCGGATGCAGTTCACCGTCATTTCGCCCACTGAGCTACGCAAGCTCAAGGGCGTCGCAC